GTCAAGTTACCTTATGATAGAACAGAAAAAGGCGCACCATCATTTACTAAAAATTTCCTGGCAACACATCCACACGAATTACCAAAACTAATTAATCAAGCGCGAGAAATAAACAAAGCCAACACAACATTTATTGAGACAATATTGAAACATGAATACAAAGGACGTATTCACAGTGACATCAACCAGATCCGGTCGGACGACGGGGGAACTGTAACCGGTCGTTTTAGTTACAGTAACCCTAACCTCCAGCAGATACCTGCAAGGCACAAGGAGCTCGGCCCGCTAATTAGATCGTTGTTTATACCAGAGACAGGTACGAAGTGGGGTTGCTTTGACTACAGTCAACAGGAGCCAAGAATTTTAGTACACTTTGCATCTCTGTTACGACTAGAAGGAACACAAACTATTGTTGACGGCTACAATGCAGGCGACGCTGACTTTCATCAAATGATCGCGGACATGGCCGGCATCGAACGGAAACAAGCAAAAACTATTAACTTAGGATTAATGTATGGCATGGGCAAGAACAAGCTGATGGCTGAGTTAGGACTTCT